TTTACATATTCATCTACAACTGAATCCCAAGTTTCTGGAGTTTCATTTGAAGCGATAATTTTTACTATTTCAAATGCAACTTCTTTTTGTTGTTTAGATAGTTTGCGGAGAGAGTGTCTTTCTCTTAAAGAGGCTTCTACTTTTTCTTGTAATCTTGAAGCAAGAACAAAATTATCTTTAATTTTTTCTATATTAAATAGTGAAGCTTTAGATTGTTTACCTTGACCCTTTGGATTAATATTTTTTGTGCTTTGAGGAATTCCAGTTGATCCAGATGGTCTTCCGGGTTCTGATCCTATTTTTGCTCCACCGATAAGTGGTTGATAAAGACCTTGATCTTTTAATTCTCTGAATTTTTCTTGTGAAATAATTGATTCTTGATTTTCTGGAAGTTTTCCAGATTCTAATGCTGCAATACCTTCTTCTGGAGTTAAGATTCCAAGCTCCATTAGTCTTGTATAAATTCTAGAATATTGTACATCATCTTTAAGATCAATATCTTCAAAGAATGGAGTTGGATAATTTTTAAATCCAAGATCTCTACTAATCCTTCTAACTTCTGGATACAAGAAATTATTCAAGAAAGCTTCTCTAGCTTGTTTTAATCTTTCGATAAATACTTGGACCTTCATGCTTCCATTAGCGAACTTATCATTTCCAATAAGAATATTATTTAAACCAACTAAAATATCTCTATCAACAACTTCATATTTTTCTGGTCCCATTAAATTACCAATTTCTGGAATTACAAATTGAGCTTTTGTTGTATAGTCTGCAATAAGAACACGACCAACGCTTTGATTTGTGAATAGGTTTTGCATTGCTTCGAGATTCTTTTGATTAACACCACCCTTTTCTGGATCTGTTCCCATTGTTACTAATAAAACAATTTGTTGTAATGATCTGGCGACAGCCATATCCATCTTTTTCATTTCTGCTTTCCAATTGATATCTTCAAGAACTGGAAATCCCATTGGAACTGCAAATGGCTCGTAATCTTGTTTTTTATAAAATACAGCGCAAAGTCTATCGCGATCTAATGGTAGAGTTAAAATACCAACTCTAGTTTTTGTAATAAGATTTTGTGTTTCTAGTGGTAAACTCTCTAAAACTTCTTTATCTTCTGGAGTCTTTGGGGCTTTTAATCTTTCTAATTCGTAATCTGTTAAGATTTTATAATATCTTCCTACTGAGAAATTAATTGTTCCGCCAAGTTGAACATCAGCAGGATTAATAATATTATATCTTGCTGGTAACATAACATCCGCAGCTTTTGCAGATAATCCGAAAGTTTGAGTGATTTTATTAACATCTTCTGGCTTAATTTTTGTGTCAAAACGATAAATAAATACATTACCACTTCGATAATATTCGCGGAAAAATTGATCAAGCAAATCAAATATATTTATTTTCTTTAACCATGCGCTAAAGAAATCTCTGCTTTTTTGACTTCCACCTTTAAAGTAAATATTGCTACAAGAAAATTCTGTCATCAAATCAATAGTATTTCTAAATACTGCAAAGTTATAATAGCATTTTTGACAGAGAATGACCGCGTCACGGACATTCATATTAGAGCCATTAGACATACCAGTTGAATATCTAAAAGGAATTAAACCGTTATCAATATTCCTATATCTATCTGTTCTAACAATATCTGCTGCAACATTTCTTCTAGTTTGAGTATGAGAAGAATCTCCAGAATCTGAGCTATAAGCTGAAGCCTTAGTCTCGTAAGTAGAAGCATCTGCTACCATTAGAGGTTGGATTTCCTCGCTTTTTACAATTTTTTCTTCTTTTTTAGATTTTTTAGCCATTTTATTCCTAAATATTACACATTATCTGATCATAATAGGCGAAAAAGTAGCTTCTGCCTGTACGGTTTGAACTGTCATCATATCATTATAGCACTTTATTGCCCAATTTGCTAACATAAATGCTGAATAATTATCTTTTCTAGCTTTATTTGCTGATGCGCTTCTTTTTAAATGTTGAGGTAAATCAAAGCTTTGAGTACCACGACTAGTAGCTGAGTGTTCAATTAATACGCATTGTTTTTTCGTCTGATAGATAAAGTCATCTTGATTTTCAATAAAATCTAAAACTGTCCAATCCTTCTTGTCTTCCACTTTCATTAAATCCAATGGTAGATTTAAACCTACTGTTTGATTAAATGATGCTTCATCTGATGCTGTTCTACTTGCGAACCATACTCTTTTATAATCAATGCATGCTTGTAGATATTCATTTGCTTTACGAATAAAATTACTTGTGAATACTTGATTAAATGCTATTCTTTTATCGTCTAGATTATATTTATTTTTGGCATTTTTAATCATTAAATCATAATCTACACCTTCTAGATCTGAATCTATATCTAATGTTTTAATTTCTAATTTACTATTTTTAAATAAAGTAGATTGATTACATGCAGATAAGAATGTATCAGCACCTGCGTTATCAAGAACCATAAATACAATATTAAAATTAGTTAAAATATAATAAAGATAATTAACGTGATTTTTTAAATTACCAAGACCTGCGTAAGTATGAACTAAAATACCTTGACCTTTTTCTTCGTCTAATTCCATAACTGCCATAGCAAAATAATCCGCATTAGGGCTATCACTCATATTAGGATCAATTCCAAGAATATATTTTTTCTTGGCATCACCTTTCATTAAGGTATGAGGAGATTCCCCAGTTTTTAATGTACATTCTTCCATCTTTTTTGCGTTGAAATAACTATCACTACCATCTGTGAATTGCGCACAATACTCTCGTAAGAATCCACTATGACTTGATCCGCCAGCTTGAGCTTCTTCAATAATTGTTTTATCAATCATTTCCTCTGGAAGAGCCTCGTAACTTAATTGACTTACAAAATATGTAGCTTCACCTCTTTCTGGACTATTAATTTTTTCGCACCATTCATTATAAGTTTTATAAAGATTTTCAAATGTATAACTCGCAGATGAAAGAGCAATCATCTTACTTGTATTTTCAAATACCATTCTATCTTCTTCTTTCATTAATCCTTCTGATATTAGTTTATCTTCAAACTCACGAATCTCCATTCGTTCTTTCATATTCTGTGGAGCCACCAAGAATGGCATCAAAACATTTTTAATAATTTCTTCTGGAAGCAAAAGGAACTCGTCAAGTACAAGAATGTTTGCGCGAAAACCTCGAATCTTTTCTCCGTTAAGAGGAATAGCTACAATGCTTCCCCCATTTATTTGCCATTCAAACTGATCGTTTCTTTTAGCTTTTGCTCCAAAACATTGAGCTAATAATTCTGCGCCTTTGCCATCCACAATTTTTTCTAGATTATTAAAAATAAACCGCGCGGTTCTAAATGTTGGACCAGCAATAAGAATTTTAGTGTTAGGTTCAAATACGCATTGAAGAAAACAAAATACTGCTGCCATAAATGATTTACCGCATCCACGACCAAATACGCACATATTAAAATTTCTATTCATCATAGCTTTAAGATGTAATTCTTGATATGGAGCTAGCTTAACTCCACTAATAAGTTCTGTTGTAAACCCAAGGTTAGCTCTAAGAAATTTAGCTAAAGTAATTTTTGCTTCTTTATCATTAAGAAAGCCTTTTAATTGTGAAAGTTCTGCGTTCACATCCTTAACTTCTCTTAGATATTTATCTGGACAATATATCATAAAAGTTTCATATCATAAGCTAATTGAAGATCTATCTTCTTATAAAAACAATTACTTGCAAAAATAGATTCAATTATTCTAGTCATCTCTCCTCGTCCATCAACAAATAGAAATTGTAAATTATCATACGTTTGTAGAAGCTCTCGCACATTATGGAATATATATTCTGGTGTTGCTTTTATTTTTTTGCTAATATGAGGAAGGTATTGGAAACTTAAAGCACTTGTTAACTTTTCTTCGACCATAACAATGATATAAGAGTTATTCTTTTTAGCCTTCTCGATTTCATTTTTAAATCTATCAAAATTCTTGATGCTAAGAGTACTAATAAAATCGCTAAGACTTTTTCTTTCTATAAAGCAACCACAATTATCATTTGAGCAAGCATAGTCTCCAAACCCAAGAGTTTTAATTTCAAAAGGAATATCGAATTTAAGCCAACTTTGCTCGCGAGTATCAACATAGATTGTATCTTTGTTTGTTAATTTATTTTTAAAATGATCTCCTACAAGATTAGGATGAATGAATTTATTCTCTAGACCAATAGAGGAGCAAATGTCGTAATAATCTTTAAATATAGTATTATAAAATATAATAGATGGTGCCATGATTGTTCTAAGTTCAACTTGAGTTGGTGAATAAGTAAGATTTTTAACTTCTTTTCTTTTAATTAATAATTCTTTGCAATACTCTTGAGCTTTCTCTGGAGCTTGGGCCTTGAGCCATTTCTTCATATTATTCTTATCATTAAAATCGCTATTTAAATATTGCTCTTTTGTTTTAAAATTAATTAATTCGTTTGTTAATAAATCTCTGCGTTCAAAATACTTTTGATAGTATTTAACTTTATTCAGGCCATATCCTTTTAAAGCCATATGAAGAGCTTTATCGTCTTTAAATTGTTTACCATCAACTTTACATATAACTGGCATAAATTATCCGTTCAATATTTCGTCTCTAGAAATTCCTAAGATTTTACATTTAACTTCTTCCATTGTAGATAATCTGTCGATTTCTTTTTCTACAACTTGCTTTCTCATTTCTGCCATTTTCAATAGCTTCGCTCTGCTCTCTTCTTCTTTCCACATTTGCACAAGATTAATAACTGAAGCTGTTTCTTTAACTTGCTTGCTAAGTCTTTCGCTACGCTTTACTTTAAGATCATTATTTAATTTTTGCTGACGATTAACGCAATCATTGTATTCTTTACGAGCAGTATTGCTTGCTTCTACTAAAGCCATTGGGATTTTGCCATCTTCTTGGATAGCTAAATCAATTTGATCTTGTAATACAGTAATTGTTTGTTGAATATTAGAAGATATTAATACTTCTGTGCAAAGTACAATATATTGATCAACTTCTTCTTGAGTTAAGTCTCCTTTGTTGTATGTATATCTTATAAAACTACTTTCGAATAATTCTCGGTCTGGTTCATTGTCGTAAAGATTAATTTGATGAATAAATCTATGAGTATTCATGTAGGCAATCAGTGAGTTAATTTCTTTTTTATGTTTATGAGTAAGCTTATTTTTATCAACACCATCTAAAACATATTTATTA